AATCGCTGGCATAGGAGAATGGAGGTTGAATTAGATTCTATGGCAGAAGTTTCTGAGAGAGAGAAGAAGGAAATAAAAATTAAAGGAACAATAGCCCATTTGACTTAATATAAGTTAAAAAAAAAATACCCCCACAGGGATACGTTATGTATCTCTGAGGGGGTTTTTTTATTTACTATTCTCGTGACTTACGTTCCTTAATACTTCTAGACACTCGTTGATGTGCATCACTCCTTGCAGAGTTAGCTATCTTCATAGCTTCAGCATCAGGTACACCTTGATTACGTAACTCATTAAGTGTCATCTTATGCTGGGATTCTACTATAGCCGAGTTGATTTGTGGTGTGTAAGCTAATTCGGGGTTTAATTTATATTGACGTACCATTTCAGAGTCATCGATATCTTTACTGAAGATATTATAACTCTTACCTTTCTCTATTGGTTCACCGTTAAACATTTGTATTCTCCATCCTCCAACTATTAAGTAAACCTTGGTCTGCAAGCAACAGTTGGATATGCTTCAGGGCTTTAATGGGGTTCTCATGTGTAGAAATATACACATTATTGATATCCCTACTATACATTAATTCAGGGGGTAGCCCCTCCTTAGTACAGTAGGTCTCGTCATCTATATTCGTGAACCCACGAAGGTACAGATGATTATAATTTTGCTTGATCATAACACCTCCTTAACAGAAGAAGTAATCAGAGTCTAAGACTTCCGCTACATCTAATGTACCCTCTTCAGGTAGTTTAATATTACCCATATCTGACTTAGATAGGACGTTGTCTCTGATATGTTCGAACTGACCTCTAGGGCCATACATATCTACGAATACTTCTTTGATTAGACCGGATAGTTCTTCCACATCACATGCATGAGTAGCAAATGAGTCATGTACAGGTGCTATCTGTCCATCAAACTTATCCATGACTAGTGACATATGAGCAGCATCTTGTGAGTGGATATAATTAGGGGCTATACCCGATGCATACCCTTGCTTATCAGGGATTGTGGTCTCTACAGCTAGTACATGCTTCAATCTATTACGGCTACTAATGCCCTTTAATACTGAATCAATCTTCCATTCCTTCATAAGATATGACCTGTATTTCACAGGAAATCCTGAAGGGGAGGTCCAAGATAATTCCCTGGCTCCATTACCCTTAGCAATATAACTAGAGATCATATTGAACTGTTGGCTTAATCTATCTAGCTCCAGTATATCCTCGTTAGTCTTTAACTTCTTACGTTGGATAACTTTCTTAGCAGCTATAATCTTACTACGATCATGCTTAGTTACAGATTCACCAGTTAACTTGTGTAGATAACCTGTTTCACCCAATTCATAAGACGCGAGCTGTTGTAGGAAATCTTTAATAGTGTCTGCGCTAGGGCATACCTTATTGATAGCTTGTATAACAGACCTACTAAGTAGAGTGCAATCAAACATATCAATATCGTATTTACTAGTGAAACCCTCGGTATAACAATCTTCATACATGTTATCCGCTATACGTGATGTTCCGGCTGCATACTGACGTACCATAGTAGCACGTTTAGTAATACCCTTTCTAATGTGTTTCATAGGTATCTTACGGGGGTTAAACCAATCAGGGAGGTTATCCACTAATTCCTTAGCCACCTTAATATACAGATCACATGGTACATCTGTCTTAGTAAGCCCTACCATAGCTCCTGTTGTAGCATCTTTGCTCATAGCAGCACTATGTTGTATACCATTACACATACCATCAATAGGTATGGGTAGGTATGAGATAACTTCTTCACCCTCTTCACATGAGTTCCATGCCAACCACTCACAGGCACATGCATAAAAGACTATAGGTTTCTCACACTTAATAAATTTACCATTAAGGGCAGTAGTTAGAACCATATCATAGTTATTTTCTAACCACCTAACTCTATCATTAAGGTTCATCTTGTCTACAGAGATGGTCTCTAACCCTTCCGATTCTAGCAGTGCTTTGTAATCATACTCACACCAAGAAGGGATAGATCCCACTGCATACGATTCATTGAAGCTATTAGCCGTGTGTATGGCTAACCATGTAATTCCCTTAGGGGTCAGGGGCTTTCCTTCTCCGAATTGTAGCAGACCTCTAGCTAGGTCACCTCCTTGATAGTTAAGGAACTGCTCCCGAATATAGTATCTTCCTCTATAGTCAGTATCCACTAACTGAAAGAAAGGTTTACCATATCCTTTAAGGGTGCTAGCCTTTTCTTTAATGATTTGGAACTCATAGTTTTTACTACGAGCTTTTAATACTTTCTTCTTCTTGTTCCAGAGATCTACCTCTACTGCATATACCTCTTTAGTTTCCAAAGTCTCATTCTTCTTCAGGTTATTGTAAGCCTTACGTACAGCTAACATAGAACCAGCCTCGGGTAAAGCTGTTTCTTCATGTAAGAAGTAATCAGTATTAGCTATCATAGCCTCATAAACACTTTCGTTGATAGCCCATTTCATTTTATTAAGAGAGTTTAGTGATCGTAGCCAAGGTGCATCGATATACTGAGGGAATTCCCTTTCATCCTGCATACCCCAACGCTTAATTGCAGGATAGCTTAATGTATTTAGCTCAGTAATGCTCTCTGGCTTATGTAGAACAGTGTTAGGTAGCAATGATCCAACTATAGCTATGGGTACATCACTAATAAAGCCCCACAGAGGGCCTGGAGTGACCACGTAGGGTGCTGTTATCGCTCTATCAGAAAATCCTTCTTCACGGAATGTAGTTATACAATCTTTAGCTTTAAATGCCTCTATAAATAAGTCACCAAGACGTATGGCCTTATCCTTAGGTAGTGGTTCACCCCCCATGTAAGCACTCAGGGATTCCCCTATTGCTACAGATACAGACGTTAACTTAGCCATACCCGCTATGTCACCATTAGCATCACGAGAGAATTTTAACTGGATCTTCTCAGATGCTAGGTATACCATAGTGGGTAATTTAAGTTTGTAGTCAGGGTGAAAGGCTAATACTATGCAACCAGTATTACCTCTAGGGCTATTGATGTTAGCCTTTTCTACACGTTCAATCAGATACTCAGCTATTTGTTCGATTAAGTTCATCGCTAGGCTGCTCCGTTAGAGTGAAGTTAAGTGTTCGTGGGTACTACTACCTTCCCCGTAAGTTTTCTTCAGTTCAGGTCGTAACATTATAGCATCTAATACATCCCTTTTGGGAATTTTACTGTCTATTATCCTATCTATTACCTCTTCTTCATTCATATTCCTTCCATCTTTCTGGTTGAATGCAGATGTCTTCATATAACTCATTTCGTATAACAAGTTATCCAATGGGGATAGCAGCAGTCCCGCATCATCTACCACGTTACTCTCATAACGTAGTGGTTCATTCGTTAATTCATCCATTAGAAATCCTCCGTTATTACATCTACACTGGTTAAACGACCTGTATCTATATCATAAGATGCAGACCCTGCACTACCTGTTACACCTGAGAAACGATTCTTTAGTACAGAGAAGTTTACTGTACTACGTTTGATTGGATCATCAGATGTTAAGTCCCTAGAGAACCCAATGATATCAAAGGATACTTGCTTAACACTACCTGAACCTTTAATATCATCCAATGAGGGCATCTTACCCTCCTCAAATGACTTCCCTTGTAACCCTGTTTTACGTAGGTGGCTAATCAGACCTATCCATACATGATGCTTATTACAGATACGTAACAATTCATTCATCATCTTGTCAGTAGCCTCATTACCTGTCAGCTTCTCTACACCCTCACTTACTGCGATAGTTAAGTGGTCAAGAATAAGATACTTACAACCCATGAGTGCTAAGTATTCTATCTTGTCTACTAGACTACCATCTGATACAGCGCCTTGGTGGTCCAGTAATATCAGTCTCCCGTCTCCAAATACTTCATCGAAGGCTTTTCTTTCTTCCTCCCTTGTAGTATCCCCCATAGACATATCTTTTTTCAGGTGCATACCAATAAACTTACCAGCAGTGTAACCTACCGACTCTTCTAACGATATCATACCAACTTTCTCTTCAGTTGTAGCTAGTATGTGTAGTACAGTCTCTTTGATGATACTACTCTTACCGATAGAAGTACCTGAGGTAAATAAGGTGATCTCACCCTGCCTAATACCTTTCAGCTTATCTTGTACAACAGCTAAACAAGGTGGATAGGGTATAGTGGGGATTTCCTTCTTATCACGATAGGCTTCCCATATAGATTCACCTGACATTATGCCAGCGGGGTTGTAGGGTTGAGCATTCCAGATAGCTCTATTGACTTCCATATACCCATGCTTAGTATACTCATCAGAGGCATCTTTCTCTTTACCCTTAACTATCTTAACCTTATCATAGCCACATATCTTAGCTAACTTTAAGATCGCTTCCTCGCCAGCTTTATCCGCATCCATCCATAGATATATTTCATCAAATGACCTTAGCCACTCTCGTTGAGCTAGGGGTGCTTTCATATTACTAGCAGAAGCTAATGATACTACAGGATAAACCACACCTTTCTGTTCATAGGATTCAGCTATGGCTAGGGTATCTTCTTCACCTTCAGTGATAACTAAACGCTTACCACCAGCAGGGAAGTTTTGTTGACCGAAGAGCTGATCACCCATATCACCTTGGAACCTAAAGGTCTTAGGCATGTTCCTTACCTTGGAACCTAGTTCCTCTCTATCCTTATGATAGGGGTAGTAGACTATATCTACTTGACCATTAGAATCATAGGAACTTCTGACCCCAAACATCTCGGCTATCTTCTTACTTATCTTTCGTTTAGCAGCGGTACCATAGGGTAACCCACTGACAGGTATGACTGCTTCTGGTTCTACTTGCACATAAGACTCCTTAGGCTTCTCACCTTCTTCATAATTATAATAATTAGTGGAGCAGCTAAAGCAGTACCCAGATAACCTGCCATCATCCTCCAAGTACACTGCCACTGCGTCTGAACTGTCACATTTTGCACAACTGCTATGCTTTTGAAATTGACCGCTTCCCATGACGTACTCCCTTATCTTCTGTGAATTGAATTTCTGTTAGTGTAAAGTTGATGAACTCCTTCCCCTTACCTACTACAGTTTTGCTGGCTGCGATATGCATAATCTGCTTATCATCAAACCCGAACCATCTTTGTAGGACATCTAACAGAGTTTTAATAGGATTATCCACATCACTAAGTGACGTAGCAAAGCCCCAATGGATATCAAGCTTGAACCTCATGGCTTTAACATCCTTCCCTCTAGGTATTTCATATCCAAATAATTCCAATGCCATCAACTCTTCAAATCTCTTATACTTGGCACTCTTCTTGCGCTTCAGAGTATAAGCAGCATTGATTGACAGAGGTTTTACGGAACAATCCATATGTAGTTCCCATAATTCCCTACTGTAATTAGGCATTTAGAATCTCCTTCTCACCTGTACGTATGTTATACCTTTCATTAGGTCTTTGACGTATATAGATAAGATCAGTCATAAGTTGACAATAACTCATATAGTCTGTGCCTTTATGAAGGTCACGGTAGGCTTGCTTCACTATATCCAAACGCTTACCCATAGGGGATAACAACAGTAACTTCTCAGCACCTTTGATACCAACACCTTTGATACCCGGAATACCGTCTGTACTATCACCCATGATCATTTGCACATGTAGCATCATATCAGCCGCATCAGCATCAGCAGGATAGTGCTCATCCTTCTGAGGGTTGTAGATAGGTACTGCTACAGTACGTAGATCTTTATCAGGGCTAATTATTGTACCTCCATTCTCTATCGCTAGGTAGGCCACCACATCATCAGCTTCTTCACCGTCAGATTGGATAGCCTTGTAATGCCCCACTAATCGAGCATACACAGCGTCCATGATAGCCTTCTTTTCAGGGTCTTCCTCAGACTTACGATGAGATTTATAACCATCATAGAGATCATGCCTAAAGTTACCCTTACCCTTAACTACAAATACTACATCATCTATATGTGCCCATAGACTTGCTAGGACTGCCTCTATAGAGTGATCTAACTTTTCTAATGCTTCTTCGAGTGTCTTATCACCCCAAGAAGCTACATATACTAATGAATCAGCATCATAATAATATTTCATTATTTATCACCCCATGTGCTATTGATCACAACTGCATAAACCCATACTGCCCATACCAATACTATAGCTACTAACATTAGTGAACCTCCAAGTAATCATTTCCACATTTAACATCACCCGCACACATGAGGGTAATACCGAACTTCTTAGGTGTTTCTGCAAAGCAATGACGGATAATAACTTCAGCTGCCTCTTTATCTTTAGGATTTATTTCCCAACTACACTCATCGTGATATGCAAGTAGCTGTAAGAACTCTATGTCAGCAGCTTCAAATGCTTCATTGATGTCTACGATGGTATGTTTAAAGATAATAGCCTCTGTACCCTGAATAAGATAACAGAAGGCCTTATAACTCTCTTCTACGATAATCTTTCGACCATCAACACCCATTAAATATCCTCTCTGTGCAGCAACTTGTGATTTCTGAGTTAACTCACGTAG